GCATACTCATAATCTGCGCGAAGTGATGAAGGCTTGCCTGCTGTTTCCAGCATCTTGCTCATCACTTCAACAGCCCGATTGATTGCAGGCTCATCAAGCGCACCAGTTCTGAACGAGCGCGAATAGTTCGCCGCCATGTTCCTGATGTTTTCGTTATCACTTGCCAGGAACGGAGTAAACGGGTCAGTTTCTCCAATCGCTCCGGTAGTCAGACCAGCTTGACGAAGCTGTTGAACAGTTTTCCCAATATTGCTAAGAGCGTCCAATGGATTGTCGGATGCCATCGCAAGCATTGATAGCTTTTGCGGGTCGATGGATACACGTGGTTGAGCGGTCGGGATCGGGCCTTCTTCGCCAGCCACCGCACCACGCTCGACAGTCTGCTGAAATACTTGCGGAAACAATCTCCGCATTGTTTCTCGCTGCTGGAGTTGTCGCTGTTGCTCTGCCAATTGTTGCGCGATCTGTGCTTCTTGCAGCCGCTGAGCATAGACGTTCTGCGCCATCTGCTGACCAGTCGCCAACCCCTGCGCGATACCAGCACCGAGACTCGGCCTAGTGGTAGACGGGGCTGCGGCTTGCAACAACCCCATGCCGATGCCTAGCAAACCCTGTCGCTGGGCTTGCTGCTGTAGCAGGTTGGCTTGCTCCTGACCTAGCAGACCGGGGAAGTAAGACGGTGCTTGCGGGAACAACTGAGCGAGAATTTCATCCATGTCACAACAGCGAAAGTCGCCGCCTCTCTACAAGTTTAGGTTCCAACAAACTGGCAAGACCACCGTAGTTGACTGCCTGCGGCTGTCCTCTGCGGATTCCTGGCGCTTGCATCGCGGCTCGAGGCTGAGCCTGACGCAGCATATTCATCCCAGACATTGCCTGCATCGGGTTAAATCTTGCAGCCATCGGAGATGAGCCAGCAACTGCGGAGGCACCGGGAATGTCACTCCCGAGAGATGCTCGAGCAATCGCATCGTAGTCAAGCATGGGTGACTGGAGATTGTAGATAGACGAGCCGGATGCCCCAGAGCCAATGCCAGTGTAGTCTCCGCCCATTGAGGCTCGTGCGATTGCCTCATTGTTAAAAACCGGGATCGTTTCCGCTGCCGGATAAGCGTTCACTGGAAACACATCAACCGGCATCAACCCGGACGGACCCATTGGCTGATTTGCAAGAAACGCCGGGATAGCGTCGGAAGCCATTGCTCCTTCAGCAGCACCCATAGCACCTGCCTCTGCCGCTCCCGCCGCTCCCGCTCCACCCAACAGAGCGCCGGCCCCGCCGCCTAGTGCAGCACCCATCATGGCACCCTTCATCGGGTCATCCCTGTTGAGAGCAGCACCAGCGACTGCACCCATTATGATCGGTTCCATTCCGCTCATGCTCAGCTCCCAAACCCACCCAACAGACCGCCAGCAGCAGCACCAGCACCACCGTATCCCTGCGGAGCACCGAGAGCATAGCCAGCAGCAGCGCCACCCAGCGCACCAAGCAGCGGATTCCCGATTACCGGTTGAGTCGCCACCATCCCTGACGGAGCGCCATAAACAGACCCAAGGAAGCTCTGCAAGGCTTGATAGGGCGCCAGTTGACCGTAATTGAATCGAGCAATGTCTGCTGCCATCTGCCGCTGTTGATAGTCCTCCGACATCGCCCCGACGTTAGCAAGCCTCTGGATGTCACCGTATTGAGTCTCAGCCATCGCAGGAGCACGAGTCGCTGCGGCTTCTTGCATGGATCGCTCACGAGCGTAATTCTCGTAAGCCAGTTTCCCAGCAATATCCGACAGACCCGTTGCAAGCGCACCCTCTGCTCGGCCCTCCAACTGACCCATCGCACCTGAACCATACCGGCCAGCAGACGATGCAGCAGACCTCGCTCGGTTGATGGCATCCATGTACGTCTGTTCAAGCGGTCGTGCAGCGGCTTGGAAGGCTCCCTGAAAGAACGGACTACCACCGAGGTACTGACCCCCTACCGTTGCCTGTTGCTGGCCTAGCGCGGCTTGTGTGAGCGGAGAACCCATCCTTGCACGCTCAGCAGCGGCTTGCATGGCTTCCGTCGTGTAAGCACTCGGCCCGACGTAGGTCTGACCGGGGTAATACTGCGGCTGCTGACCCTGATACAGCCGTTGAGCCTCGCTCAGACCGTAAGCAACATAAGGTTGCACTGTCGGATCAAGCTCCGTCCGACTGACTTGTTGACTACCACCACCACCTGCCATGTCACACCTCTGCTATCCACTTTCGCGGACGAAATCCGTACTTTTTAGCCACCCGCTGCCAGCCAGGACGATTAGAGTCAAACGATATTTTACGCGCTCCACCCTGTCTGGCAATCGCAAATAACTCAGCCATCCCGTCATCCATCATCCACGCACCCCAACCGCACCAAACGTGAAGCGTATCGCCCTGCGGTTGAACTACTCCGAACCCATCACCCAGCAGAAACAACAACGATCTTCCAGCGAAGCAGTCAGCGTAAACATCCTCTGGAATCCAAGGCTCGTTACTTGCCTCTTTGACCTCCAACAACCCAGGTCTAACTTGATCCCAGACTGACCGTAATTCCTCCGGTTTTACATACCTAGCCAAGTACGACATAACGATAAGTTTTGTCCGCTGTTGCGTTTGCAAAGTGATTGACTGTGCATTCGCCCTGAAGTTGATTGGATGCGTAAATGTCCGACGAGGATGACTCGTCCACCTTGTTGATCGTGACAATCGCGCTCGGCGTTGTTGGTCGCGTCGGACTCGTCTGCGCTGGCAACTGCTCGAGCGTTACGTCTGTGGAAGTTGTCGCCCACATGATCTGGACGTAATCGCCTGCCGCCAGTTGGATGTAAAAGTTCAGCGCAGCAATCAGATGCCCGTCCGTCCCGCCATGACTGTTAGGGACTGAAAACTTACTGTTCGACCCAGCAACATCAGTCCCGTTCTTGCGAAACCAAATGTCTATATCTTGGATTGAAACACTGGTGTTGGCGAACTGGAACGAGAACTGGATGTTGTAGATGCCAGCAGACCTAACAGTAATCTGCGAGTTGCTGACAACCGCAACACCAACGGCATAGTCCGTCGTGTTTAACGTGACAGCATAGGCTGTTGTGGTACTCGCCGCTGCCTGATCTGTGGTGTCTTGAAACGCCCCGTAAGGCACTGCGTCTGCTATGGCAGCAGCAGAGTAGGGGACGAACAGAATAATGCTGTCAGGACTGATCCTGGCGTCGTACAGGGTGGTTGTAGTAGCGTTGCCGGTCGCAAGCGTAAGCAGACCGACAGAGTTGACCTTACCGTCAAGAATCCGGTTGACGATTTCGGCAGTCTCTCGCGGATTGCCACCCTGTTGAGGTAGCCGACGAAACATCATCGACCCCCACAGGGAACGAGATCAAGATCAGTACCGACTAGGCTTGACCAGTTGCCAGTTGGTACAACAGAAAGACGATGATACTTCCCGCGACTGCGTAGAGACACGCGATTGTCAGAATCAGCAGCAACAGGACTCGCATAGCTGATGTTCCCGTCCAGCCGTTTTCTTGACGCTATCGCAATGGTCGCTGATCCACCGTCAATAATCGGCCTTGCAAGCGTTGCGAGAGTCTCAAGACCCTGCGCCTCAATATCGCCAGTCTGCAACTCAGCAGTAAGTGCCGAGCCACCAAACGAAATGAGTTTAGCACCGCTCACCCCTCCGGCTAACAGCTTTCCACCTACCCAAATACGAGAGTCTAGGCTTGCAGGAACAGTGTCCAGCGTCGGATACAAAACACTCAAGGCTTCTAAGTCCGTCCCGCTGGTGGCAATCGTCGAGATGAAGTTCGCAGTGGTGTCGCCGTGACTCCACTTGTCCGTAGACCAGTTATAAACCAGCAACTGCTTGTTGGCGAAAATGTCTGTAAAGCACCAGCTTACCGTTTTGTTGATCGGGTCTACCGCTGCCGACATCTTGTCGAACTGACCGGGATCGCAGATGTCGAAGAACCACCGATCTACACGCTCACTCCCAATAGGCTTTACCTGCTGACCGTCAGTCACATAGAAACCATCGTCAGACAGGAAGTATGTAAGCGCCCCGTACCGCACCAAAGAACGGGACTCATAACACCCAAGGGCAGAGGTGACGTTCTCGAACTGAAAAAACAGCAGA